GTGCCTAAAGAATCTACTGTCAATGTGAATAACCGCACTGTCAAATCAGTCAGCGAGTTAACCGATGCAGAACTTGAACAGCTTAAATCCCTCGCAATTACTCTCATTGGTGGAAACGGAGACGCAGAGGCGGGAGAAAGCTCGCCAGAGCCTGATTCAGTTCACTGAGTACACGAACCCAGAATATCGGGCAGCAAATCATCATAAGCAGATAGCAGAAAAACTAGAAGCTGTAGAGCGGGGAGAGATAGACCGCTTAATGATCTTTATGCCGCCTAGACATGGAAAGTCAGAGTTGGCTTCCAGGAGATTTCCTGCCTGGTATTTAGGGAAAAACCCAAACAAACAAATAATCGCGGCTTCGTATAACTCGGATCTAGCCGGGGATTTTGGCCGTGAAGTCAGGAACATTGTTAATTCACCTGAATACAAGCAACTGTATGGCGTGAAACTGGCGGCTGATTCACAGGCGGCTAATCGCTGGCATACAGACAAAGACGGAATGTATGTAGCGGCTGGGGTAGGAACAGCTATCACGGGTCGCGGCGCTCATATTGCGTTAATCGACGATCCATTGAAAGACAGGGAAGAGGCTGACTCTGAGGTAATCAGGGATAAAGTCTACAACTGGTACACTTCTACGCTGTATACACGTTTAATGCCCGGTGGGGCCATAGTTTTGATTCAGACCCGGTGGCATGACGACGATTTAGCAGGGCGATTGCTTTCAGAAGGTTCGGATGACTGGGAAATCCTGGAGCTGCCAGCAGAGAAAGACAAGGAAGCACTGTGGCCTGATTGGTATCCAATAGAAACACTGAACAGAATTAAAGAGGCTTTACCCTCAAGGGATTGGAACTCCCTATATCAACAAAACCCTATTCCTGATGATGGTGAGTTCTTTAAACGTGAGTGGTTTCATCGCTACGACATAGCCCCAAAACATTTGAATATCTACATCACACATGATGACGCTGTGACTGATGGGGCTGGAGACTTTACGGAGATTGGAGTTTTCGGGGTTGATCCTGTGGATAATATTTACATCCTGGACTGGTGGTCTGGTCAAACTACTTCTGATGTATGGACAGATGAATTAATCGGCCTGGTAAATAAATACGATCCTTTCGCGGTAGTTGGTGAGACAGGGCCAATCAGAAGGGCGGTAGAGCCGTTTTTATTAAAACGGATGGAGAAAAAGAAGATTTATTGCCGTCTTGAATGGTTGCCAACCATAGGAGATAAAGCGGCCAGGGCAAGATCCTTTCAGGGGTTAGCCTCAATGGGTAAGGTTTATCTACCTAACACAGATTGGGCAGATGATCTTTTGAGGCAGTTAATGCGATTTCCAGCGGGCGTTGTAGATGATAAGGTTGACGCTTGTGGATTGATAGGTCGGGCGATTAACCAGACCTGGGCTGCGAGAATGCCAGTAGTTTCCAAGGCGATACCGATAGACAAACGCCCCACACTTAATCAGATGATCAACAGGCACAACAAAGCCAAGCCCAAAAAGAGACAGAGGATATGACGTACGAATACAAAAAAGTTGGCGCCACGGTTAAAAATAGAACTTCGTTGATGGAGCGGTTTTATATAGATCATCCCGGAAGGGCGGCGGCTACTATAAGTCGGTTCTGGTACGGCAAAGAAGTTTCCTTGAACCTAATTGTGTTAGGGGCACTGAAGAAAGGCCGGAAACGCACAGAAGAAATAATGAAAAGCAGTAATACGCTTTACAGAAGGCTAGCCGGATGAAGAAAGAAGAAAGCACGGTTTATGATCACTGGATAAAGGAGCTGGATGCCGAGAAAAAAGCCCATAAGACATGGCGCAACAGGGCGAAAAAGGTCATGGAACGCTATATGGATGAGGAAAAGTCCAGCGATGCGCGTTTCAACATCCTTTGGTCGAACACAGAGGTTTTGCACTCTGCCCTGTACAATAAAGCCCCTAATCCAGATATTCGCCGGAGGTTTAAAGACAAGGACCCTGTAGCAAGGGAAGTATCTGATGTTATGGAACGGGCGGTTTCGTACACGCTGGACATTTATGACTTCGATTCCACGGTGGATAAGTGTGTTGACGATTATCTTCTAGCCGGAATGGGTAATGCGCGTCTGAGATATGAGCCTTATTTTGAGACTGGCGAAAAGCCTGTAATTCCGCTTGAGGTGAAGGAAATCCCAGCAGAGATTGAGGACTTCCCGTCCGAGTACGAGTATTACGAAGGTGAAACGCTTGTAGACCCCACGGAAGTCCAGCAGGGCGATGAAGGGCCATTTCGTTATGGTGAGCCGGAAGAGGAACTGGTTTACGAGGAAGTGACTTGTGAGCCTATTCCCTGGAATCGTTTCAGGTGGCAACCGGCTAAAAGGTGGGAGGATGTCGGCTGGACTTGTATCGACCATTTTCTGTCCAAGGATGAGCTTGAAGACCAGTTCGGAGATAAGGCTAAAGATGTCCCTCTAAGCTATTCAGAGGACGGCGAAAAGCTATCTGAAGAGGAAGACGGCAAGGGAAGGGCGTTAGTCCATGAAATCTTCTGTAAGTCTTCACGAAAAGTTATCGTAATTGCTCCAGGTTGTCCCGATCCTTTAGCCGAGGAAGACGACCCGCTTGATCTAGAGGGTTTTTACCCATTTCCTGCCCCGATGGTGGCGACGACTGCGAGCGATAAGTTTATCCCCGTCCCTGATTTTATCTATTATCAGGACCAGGCGGCAGAGCTTGATTCTATTACCCAGAGAATCGACAAACTGACAGAGGAATTGAAGTATCGCGGGATTTATGACGGCTCGTTCCAGCAGTTGCAGAATGTTGCCAATAGTGATGACGGCGAATTTACCGCAATTGATGATTTTGCTCAGCGATTCCCTAACGGTAGGGATTTGGATGAAGTCATTAAGGTCATGCCACTGGAAGAGCTTCAGCGGGTTATTGTCGCTTTGTATCAGGCCAGAGAGCAGGTCAAGCAGACCATATACGAAATCACGGGTATTGCCGACATTATGCGCGGTAGCTCAAAGGCTACAGAGACTCTAGGTGCGCAACAGTTAAAAACCCAGTTTGGCTCCATGCGTTTAACCAAAAGACAGCGTATCGTGAATACCTGGGTCAGGAATCTCATTAAACTGAAAGCCGAGATTATCGTAGAGCATTTCGATCCACAAACCTTGTCGTTAATCACAGGTAAAGAAATTACGCATGAAATGATGCAGGTTATGAGAGACGACTTGCTCCGTTCGTACAAGATCGACATAGAGACAGATTCTACAATCACAGAAGATGCTGCACAGGAAAGACAGGACAGGATAGATCTTCTGACCTCTATCACGTCTTTTGCCGACAGTATTGGCCCTGCGGTACAAGAGGGCATTGTTCCGCTTGAAATTGCCAAAGAGCTTTTGTTGTTCGGTGTTAGAGGGTTTAAGTCTGGTCGGAATGTCGAGGACGCTCTTGAGTCCATAGGGGGCGATGAAGAACAGCAGGGGGAAAACCCCGAAGTCATGCAGTTACGCCAGCAGCTCGAACAGATGCAAATGGAGGCTCAGCAGGTCATACAGAATATGCAGGGTGAATTAGCCCAGTCTCAAGCCGCTTTAGAGGACAAGAGGACTGACGCTGCAATGAAAGAACGACAGACACAAATGCAACTGGTAGAGAAACAATCAGAAAGCCAGGCTGGAAGGGAGCTGGACCGTTACAGGGCTGAATTGGACGCACAGACTAAGCTCCAGATCGAACAGATGAAGATTGATGCCAAAGAGCGTGAATTGGCTCTGCCGACAGGTGGGGATTTTGAGCAGTTTAAGGCTGAGATAGGTGAATTTCAGGGCGGTGTCATGCAACGCTATGAAGAAATCACCAGTCAGTTACAGGCTATTACACAAGCATTGCAGGCGATGAACCAGGAACGGGAAAGTAACAAAATGATGATTATCGAACACCTGAACCAAACAGGTACACCACAGACAAAACAACTTATAGAGAGGCTTAACTAATGGCTACGGGTGATATTACGCTCTTTGAAGAATTTGCAGATGAGATTGGTGAAGAAATCCATAATCTTGCATCTGACACGCTGAAATTCGGCATTATCGACAACACGGCAGCGCCAACGGCAGCAGACGAAACGCCAAGATGGGCGGATTATTCCGCTAACGAGGTAAGCACAGCAGGGGGTTATACGGCTAACGGCGTGACTTTGACTACTGTGACTTACACAGAAGCGGCTGGTGTAGCAACGCTAAAAGCCGATTCCTTCACTCTGTCACAAAATGGCTCAGGTTTCACTGATGCTTACTGGGGGATTATCTATAACGACACTGCTGTGAGCGATCAAGCAATAGGTTTTATGGAGCTTGGCGGGCCTGTATCAGAGCAGTCGGGTGATGTTGTGATTAAGTTTAATAACGTTGCTTCTGGTTCTCCCGGTGATATTTTCACACTGACGGTTAATCCATGAGGTGAATGATGGCTACATTACAAGAACTAAGAGCGCTGTTTGATGACAGTGATCTCATGGAAAAGACAGAGTCCGCTATTGTTATTGCGGCGCAACAGCTTTTGGTGGGCACGCCAACTGCTGCGGATAAGGCATGGGCCGCTGAAGTGCTGTCCAATCCCGGGGGGGAAGCGAGAAAAGCATGGCGATATGTTTTAGCGGCCAATGAGGGTCTTTCATCGTCAGCCATTCAAGGGGCTTCAGACAGTGCTATACAAACGCAGGTAGGAAACGCAGTACCGCATTTAGTTGACGCCTTGGCAGGGGTTTAATCATGGTAATGAAGGCCACACGCGGCACAGCGATTAATTTTATAGCCTCTGGCGGTACTGAGCCTTTAACGCTGACATCCGTGGCCGCTGGTGCTGGTCGTCAGTCTGATGAATATGACCGGGGCGCTGGTGATCTTGATGTGTTGTATGAATGGCGTGCTTATGTGAAATTCGCCACAACGCCGGTAGTGGGTGAAACAGTAGATATTTATCTGAAAACCTCAGATGGCACGCATGATGACAATGACGATGGCGCGACTGATGCTGCTTTATCGGCTGAAGACAAGTTAAAGAATCTTACTTACATGGGTTCTATTATTGTAGACGAAGCCAGTACTACGCCCGAATTTTCTGCGTCTGGTCAAATATCGATTTATGCCCGCTATATTCAGGTGGTTGTATTTAACAACACGGCGGACGCTTTAAGTTCTACCGCTGCTGACCACGGAGTTATTCTGACGCCAGTTATTCCAAAGGATGACGGCACATAAGGGGGAGTCATGGCTAATATTTGGCTTCCTGGGGATTTTACCACTGCTCTACGCGAGCCGAATTTACTTATACCAGGCAAAAAGCCGGTTGGTGCGGTAAAGGTAAACAAAAATCACCCTTTATACAGAAAGTTAAAATATCTGTATTTACCCGGCGAGGAAATAGAAATTGTTGGTGGTTTTAAAACCTCAACTCTCGGATCAGGCGCGACAGTATCTGTGGATGCAGTTGGTCGCCATGTACAAGTGGATAATACCGAAAATGGCAAAATCGAATTAGATGATTCTGATCTTTTAGAGCCTGGAGCTAATGGTGGTGATATTAGCTATGGGATGCAGTTTAAGTCAAATTCTGCATCCCGCTTCACTTTGATGAGTAAGGGTAATAACAATAGTGGAACCAGACTGTTATTTATTGACCCGTATGTGTCATCAACAGAAACCCAATTTCTACTAGGTGATAGTGTAGGTAATTGGGTCGCATCGAATGTGACGTGTGTCCCGAAGGTCGGTGTGGTGAATTCTGTTGTTGCCACGTTGTCACCGACAAGCCCAAAAAAAAGAATCAGTTATGCAATTCCAAAAGACGGGACTCCGGCCTCAGCAACTACAGATGTAGGTCACGAGACTGACACAAAAAACACGTCTGATCCATTTAGGCTAGGGGCGTGGTATGGCTCAGCCTATTCAATGGATGGCAATATATATTTGTTTGCTGTCTTCTCTCCTCACCTGACTGAAGCCGAAGAAAAGTTATTCAACGATAATCCAGAGGCGCTTTTAGCGCCAGCCAACGACAGCCCGTATTTTATAAATGTTTCAGCTGGTTCTGGCACAACAATCAGCGCCACTCCTGCTACGGCAACGGCTTCAGGTGTCAGCGCGACAGTCAACGCAGGGCATGTAATTAGTGGCAGTCCGGCCACAGCGACAGCAACAGGAATAAGTGCCACAGTCTCGGATAATACGCATATTAGCGGTAGTCCTGCCACAGCCCAGGCTTCTGGTGTATCAGCTTCAATTAATGCCAAATCAGAGATTCCCGGCAGTGTGGCGACATCGACTGCAAGCGGCGTACAAGCTACGGTAGTCAATGATGCCGCAGGGGCGACGACGATTGTAGGTGTGCCTGCTACGGCTACGGTTTCGGGTGTATCGGCTACTGTTAATGATGTTGTTAGCGTTTCAGGTAGTCCAGCTACAGCGACTGCTAGTGGTGTTTCGGCTTCCATAAACGCCAAGACTGAGATTTCTGCCAGTGTTGCCACAGCCCAAGCGGCAGGTGTTCAGGCTACAATAGACAAAGCCACTATTATTAGCGCCACCCCTGCCACGGTGACTGTGGCTGGTGTGCAGGCGACAGTAACTAATATTTCCTCGGCACAGGACACAAAAGGCGGTTTTGTACCTTACGAAGAAAAAACCCATAAAAATATAAGAAAGCGTAAGGAAGAGAAAAGGAAAGAGTGGGAAGAACTTAGACAGGAACTGGAAAACCTTATAGATCCTCAAGAAATCCCAGAGGAAACCGTTGAGGTTATCAAGGAAGAAATAAAAGAAATTCCCAAAAAGTTACCAAAGAAGACCACACTGCCGAAGCTTGAGGTCAATATTGAGCTTTTGGAAAAAAAGCTGGAAATTATCGAGCAGGTTTTGGCTGAGAATGTTCGTTATGAACAGCAAATAGCCGATGAGGAAGTCATTCTTTTACTGTTAGCAGCATGATTATTTACGATCAGCATCCCGAGTTCGTGGAATGGATTTGCAGGGAATTGGATTGCGAAATAAAGGATTGTACGACCATTACCCAGGCGGTAGACGGGCAGATTGAAGCGGTAACGATTTTCTGGAATCAACGTTATGATGATGTTGAGTTAGCAATAGCGGCTAGATCTCCAAAATGGGGTTCAAGAAAGTACATAAAAGCAGTATTTGAGTATGTGTTTTATCAATTAGGACTCGCCAGAGCCACCGCGTTAGTTGATGAAGACAATCAAAGGTCTATCAAAATGCTCGAAAGGCTCGGATTTATTCGAGAAGGTGTAATTAGAAAAGCCAACAAAGGCAAAGACGTAATCATATACGGCATGTTAAAAGAAGAATGTCGATGGATAAAAGGTAGAAACAATGGGTAAAAAAAGCGGACCTTCAGCACCACCACCACCAGATCCAGCCAAGACAGCGGCAGCACAGGCGGCGGCTAATAAAGAGGCGATTAGAGAGAGTGCGATTGTCAACCAGATCAACCAGCGCACCCCTTACGGTCAGACCTATTGGGAAGGTGAGATCGGCACGCCAGAAAGGACGCAGATTACAGAATTAACTCCAGGTGGTCAGGAGGTTTTAGATAAACAAACGCAACTTGGAAGTATTCTGGGGCAGACCGCTATTGACCGATCGAATCAAATAGACCCCTCGCAATTTGAAATTAATGCTCCTGAGATACCCACTGATTTGAGTGCAGACCGTGGCCGTGTAGAGCAGGCTTACTATGATCGGCAAATGAATCTGTTAAGACCTGAGTTTGAGCGACAGGAAGAAAGACTGGATCAGAAACTGGCTAATCGCGGAATTCCTGTTGGAAGCAAGGCGTACGCTGACGAATACGACATCTGGGGCAATACCCGCAACCAGGCGATGGAAAGGGCTGCTCAAGATGCTATTTTGGCAGGAGGAGGCGAACAGTCGCGTTTATTCGGATTAAGTCAGGCTGCACGCCAGCAGGGTATTTCTGACCAACTGCTTGAAAGAACCCAGCCTATGAACGAGATTGCAGCGATTCTTCAGGGCTCTCCAGCTTTACCCGGACAACAGGCTCCGAGTGTTGCGCAGTATCAACAGGCTCCGGCTAATATTTCTGGACTAATTCAAGATAACTACAACGCACAGCTTCAAAACTGGCAGAACCAGCAGGGCAATCGAAATTCCATGTGGGGCAACGTACTTGGAACTGCTGGGACAGTTATTGGCGGTGGTCTTGCTGGAGGATTCTTCTAATGTTTATGCCTGAACAGAACGTCTTTATTCAACAAGATCCGAACATAAAAAGACGCAGAAAACTGGCAGAGGCTATGATGGCAGATCAAAAGCCTATCCGTCATTGGTCAGATGGTTTGTCCAATGCGGCGAAGTCCATAGCCGGGGCGTTGATTAATAAGAAGATCGATACTCAAGAGCAGGAGCAGGAGAAGAAGAAAAGGGAGATTCTCTCGCGTGTTTTAAGCGGCGAAAACCTTACCCCTCAAGAAGTCGCGGCTCAAATGATGCAGTTTCCAGAGACTCACGATTACGGCGCACAGATGAAGTTAAGTCAGATAATGAACAAACCGGAAAGAAAAGTCATGGCTGATGCTATGGGTCGTAAAAGGTATGCAGATACCGGGGATTTTGTGTTTTCTGATATGTCTGCTTTTGACAAAAATGTACTGTCAGATGCTGCCCTGGAGCAGAAACGACAAATTGCGAGAGATAGCCGTTCCAATGTCAATGTGAATACCGGAAATCAATACCCAGGTTTAAGTAAGTTGGGCGAGGGCAGGGCTTATAAAAGAAACCCTGATGGTTCTCTTTATATCAATGAGCAGGGCATACCCGAAGCGGTAGCCATTCCCGGTTCTAAAGCTGCTGGTGAGCTTTCACCAAAAGAGAAGACAGCTTCTGCTAAATCCCGTGTTAGCGGGAACCTTGGCACATTAGCTGACCATTATCGGAAACTGGATAAATTGAGTGCTGCGGTCAACGTCGAAAAAAGCACTATTGATAATGTTTTAGCCTCTTTGAGGGCTTCTGACTTTGGCCAGGCTTTGGGACGGTTCGCTGGCACTGATGAGCAGTCAGTCAGGAACATGATTAATTCTATGCGCCCAACCTTAGTGAATGATATTCGCCAGGCGTCAGAAATGGGCGCTAAGGGTATGGACTCAGAGAAAGAGCTGGAATTCTTCTTACAAGCCGCAACTGATCCTAAACGCGATCTTCAGTCGAACATGGCTGCTCTTAAAGTCCTTGATAATGCCTATGGGTTAGGAGATTTGGATATTTCTATTGATCAGTCGGTCACAGATGGTTTAAATCAAGAGTTTAAGAACTTGTCACAACCTACTCCAGCGCGACCACAAACCGAAGCGGATTATAACGCTTTACCTTCTGGAGCTATGTTTATTGATCCCGATGACGGAAAAGTATACAGGAAACCATAATGCCACGTTTTGAAGGAGTAGCCGTTAAGAAACCGCGTTTTGCCGGTCAACCAGTAGAGGAAACCCAAGAAGCCCCTAGCGGGTTTATGATGGGTTTAATGGACCCTATTCACGGCGGCGCACAGCTTTTATCGGAAGGCGCGAAAGCGATAGGAATAGAGGACAAAATCAACCAGTTTAATAATTATCTGGTCGATAAAGGTGTCCCGTTGGCCCGTGTTCCTGAAGGCGGCGTTTCCCAAATGGTTGCAGAACGCGAGAAACAATATCAGCAATCCAGAGACGATGAAGGCATGGACTGGGGGCGTATTGGTGGCAATGTTGTTTCCGGCCTTATACCGGCTGCTAAGGGCTTGCAGGTAGCTAAAACCGCCCCTGTGTTGGGTGGAATGTTAGGCGGCGCTTCAGCTTCAGGCATGATGCCTGTAACAGAAGGTGATTTTGGCGAGGAAAAAACCAAACAGGTTGCAATTGGTGGTGTGACGGGTGGTTTTCTACCCGCTATTGGTCAGGGTGTTTCCCGTGTTATATCTCCACAAATATCTAAAGTGGTTCAGGGCCTACAAAAAGAGGGTGTAAGACTTACCCCTGGGCAGATTATGGGTGGTACGGCAAAACGCGCTGAGGAGGCCGCTAGAAGTATTCCTATCATGGGCGATGCGATTACCGCTGCACATAAAAGAGGTATTCACGACTTCAACAAAGTTGCCTTGAACAGGGTATTAAAACCCATTGGGGAGAAAGTCGATGACATTGGGTATAAGGGTATTGAAAAGGCTAAGGCGGCTGTTTCCAAGGCTTATGACGATGCATTGAATTTAAAGGTTGCTGTGGTTGCAGATGAGCCTTTTGTACACACAATGGGCAAGATCAACCAAATGTCTGAGAATCTCAAGCCGGATTCTGCCAAACAGTTAAATAAAATCCTGAAAAACGAGCTTTATCGCCGTTTTACCCCTGATAACAGAATGTCCGCTCAATCGTTTAAAGAGGTGGATAGTGCTTTAGGGCGTGAAGCGGCAGGATTTATGAAGTCCACGGTCAGGGATGATCAGCAAGTCGGTGCGGCCTTAAAAGAAGTGCAAACAGCTTTAAGAAGCATGGTAGCCCGTGGAAACCCAGAGTTTAGCAAAAAGCTATCCGCTGCGGATGAGGCTTTTGCCAATATGGTCAGGGTGGAAAGAGCGGCGGGTATGCAGGGGGCTAAGGGTGGAATATTCACACCTAACCAACTGGAATCTTCAGTCCGGGCCACAGATCAGTCTTTACGGAAGGGCAAATTTGCTCAAGGCAAATCACTTATGCAGGACTTGGCGACTGCTGGTGATGAGGTAATCGCTCAAAAGCTTCCATCTTCAGGCACTGCTGAACGTTTAATGCTTGGTGGTGGTGTGCTTGGTGCTGGTGCTTATAGCCCGGTCATTCCAGCTCTAGCCATTGGTGGAGCTGGATTGTATACCAAGCCTATGCAAAGCCTTGCGCGCGTACTGATGACCTCGCGCCCACAACAAGCCAAACCTGTAGCCGACCTGGTGAGAGAGCTGACCAAGTATGCTACTCCCGGGGTAGCGGCGGCGGTAGCTGGCCAATAACTGATTCCAGCCGAATAAAATCGCACTGATCAACGAGCCTACAACGATTAGCCTTAGAAATTGTTCTTCTGACATGGTGGTTTATGCCTCTTTATACCTATCAATGTAAATGCGGAAAAACTCAAGATTCATATAAAAGTATAGCAGACAGAAAAAACTGCCCTACTTGTGAATGTGGCGGGGAGACTAAGTTAATTATTGTCCCTACCCAAATCGCCCCAGTTATTGGTGGGGGTGACTTTCCTGGTTACAAATGCCCTGTAACTGACACTTTTGTAAGTTCTCGCAAGCAACGGCGGGAAATTATGAAAAAACACGACCTAGTAGAGAAAGGATAGAGATATGAATGACACTGTTGAACAACAGCCAGTCGATGATCTGCACAAAGAGATTGCGGCTGCTTTTGATGAACAAGAAGCTGCCGAAGAGGTAGAAACCGAAGAAGAAGCCGAAGAGCTTGAAGGCGAGACCGAAGAAATCACGGACGAAACAGAGGAATCAGAAGAAGAAACTGAGGAAGAATTAGAGCCCTTGGACCCGCCTGTTGGGTGGAATGCCGAGGATCGAGAAAGGTTTGCACAAATACCCAGGGACGCGCAAGAGGTCATTTTAAGGCGTGAAAAGGAACGGGATGCAGACTATTCAAGAGGAAAACAAGAGATTGCCCAGATAAGAAAGAAATCTGAGGCTATTTCAGAAGTATTCGAGCCGTACCGTCAGGAACTGGCGATCAATGGCTTAGATGAGGTCGGAGCAGTCCGGCAACTGTTAGCGATAAGAGACGAACTTAGGAACGATCCGAAGTCCACGTTACTATCTCTAGCACAGCAGTATGGGGTGGATTTCCAGCAGGTCGAGGAAGATGTAGATCCTGCGGTGTTAAACCTCAGAAATGAGCTTAATTCAATTAAGCAAGAGCAGGCCCAGCGAGACGCGATGGTCCAGCAGCAAGAGCATGAAGGCTTAATTCAACAAGTCGAATCGTTTAAAAACGAGACAGACGAAAAGGGAGCGCTCAAACATCCTCACTTCGAGGAACTTCGAGCAGATATGGGGCGACTGATAAACAGCGGCTTAGCCGGTGATATGTCGGAAGCCTATCAGAAATCCCTGGCCCTAAGATCAGACCTTACTCTTCAGGAGTCAAAGGCCGAACCGAAGGCGGAAATAAAGGAAAAAGTCAAAAAAGCCAAAAAAGCTGCAACCGGAGTCAAAAGCGGAGGCACAGCGAAAAAATCAGAGTCAAAAACTTGGCGTGAAGAAATAGAAGCCCAGTTCGCGACTTATTCATAATATGTCAATTTAAGGAGTCCTTATGGCTACTATTAATATTGGCGAAATCGTTGCCACTACGCTGCGAAATCGGAGAGGTAAACTGTCCGACAACGTATTGAATCACAATGCCCTTTTTTCTCGTTTGAACAGAAAAGGTAATGTGTCTCCTGCCGATGGTGGTCGCGAAATCGTCGAAGAACTCGAATATGCAGAAAACGGCACTGCGGGATGGTACTCAGGGTTAACTTTGGCCCCCATCTATAGCTAATTTGGCATTACGGCGTGGAAGGTCGATTAAATAGACTTTCCATATATTACAACCTTGGCAAAGAGTTTGGGCGTTCTCTTTAATATTCGTCCCACCATCAAATACAGGAATTATGTGATCTAACACTAGATTTTTCGTGGTGCCGCAATAGGCGCAATGATCATCTTTCCATTCACGTCTTTGATATGGTGTAAATTCTTTACGATACCGCCGTTCTTCTGGTGGTTTGTGAAATATGTGGTCCTCTCCACGAGGTAAGCTGGCAATCATTTTGTCCCGGTTTTTTTTCCACATTTCTTTAGATGCTTCAGAGATTTTCTTTTTAGCCTCTTCTGAATGTGCATAGCCTTTGGCATGTTGATTACCAATTTGTTTGCCTTTACGAGAGTCGGAGATTTTCTTCCTGGTCTTTTCGGAGTGTGATTTATTCCAAAACGGATTGTTTTTTCCAGACATTCCTTTGGATTGACAGTCACGAGAACACCAGCGAGGGGTGCTTTTTTTAATCTGCGCCTGATTGCGAAGAAAGCCTTTACCGCACACTTCACAGTAAAAAGTTTGTCTAGGTTGTGGTTTTGCTCGAGCCATTATGTATAGGTGGTAAAACGGGGTGAATTCAGGGAACAACTTCATAATACTAAATCGAGGTTATGAAGTCAATCCTGAGCCAAGCTAAAGCGGAAACGTTTTAGACGGTGCAACGACTAGGAGGCGAGGCTAACGCGAAAGCAATGCCGGTAATCCTCCCACGAGCGCCCTGCCCGAAAGGGATGATATAGTCTGAGCTGTATGGCGACATGCAGAAGCGGTAATTAAAAAAGCCGCGATAACATAACTGATGAAGTACTCGATACTACCCCACAGGAAGTATTTGACGCTGCTACTTACGATTGGAAACAGCTTGCCGGTACAGTCACAATTTCCGGCCTGGAAGAAATCAAGAACTCTGGTAAATCCAGAATCATCAATCTTCTGGATAAGCGCATCAAGAACCTGGAAAAAACCCTCCAGAACTCGGCTGCGACTGCTGTTTATGCTGATGGTACTACCGACACGAAAAGCCTGGGCGGTTTGCAATTGTTGATTGCTGACGATCCTACCGCTTCTGCGACTGTTGGTGGTATTAATCAGTCCACTTACGATTTCTGGCAAAACCAGTATTCTGCTGCTGCTGCGACCTCAGCGGGTACTATTGGCGCTCGAATGAATACCATGTGGCTGTCAACTATTCGTGGTACTGACAAACCTGACTTTATTGCTGCTGATGCGGTTATGTACACGCATTTTGAAGAATCACTCCAGCAGTACCAAAGGTTCTCAAGTGCGTCAGAAGCGGAGCAGGGTTTCGAATCACTAAAATACAAAACTGCGGATGTGTTCTATGATGATCAATGTCCTGCCAGTCATATGTATTTTGTGAATACAGACTATATGTATCTGCGGCCACATTCCTCGCGTCAGTTCGTACCATTGGATGAGCGCAATTCCATTAACCAAGACGCTATGGTGATTCCGGTAGTTTGGGCGGGTAATATGACCTGTTCTAACCGTTCACTTCAGGGCGTTATCATCGCCAGCTAAGGGGGTTATTATGACTTTTGCTACTTCTGGATGCGTTGGGGTTGATTTCACTGCTACACCCACTACTGCCGGTTTTGATCTGGGTACTCGTGTACTCGGTTCAGACGGCACTGAATGGGTTTATGTACAGGCCAGTGGAGCTATCACACAGTATGACGCTGTGGGAATCGATGAGAACTATCAGGCGGCGGCTTTGACGAAAGCTATCGCTGACGATGGTCATCAAATCGGTTTCGCACAGGTCGCATTCACTGATAATGACTATGGGTGGGTTGCCACTCGCGGTTCCAATATCAGTGTTCGTGTGGCTGCTTCATGTGCTGCTGACGTTGCACTTTACACCACGGCGACTGCGGGTGTGCTGGATGATACCAGCACCTCACAGACCAATATCGACGGTGTGGTAGCGGTTGCGGCTGTGGCTACAGCAGGGGAAACAGAGGTTATCGCCTCATTCCCACGTTCAACCACGTTCTAACCAACCAGCCCCCTTCGGGGGGCTTTTTATGGGTAGAAGGGTTATACCCATTATTTAATTAATGGTTATACCCCTTTTGTAAGTTATTGATTTATAAGTGGGATATTAACTATCCCGGTTCCACCATTAAATTATCTCACTATCCCGGTCTTGACAAATTGAAAAGGTGAAAGTATGCCGTTGTTTTCTGATTTCAATAAATATAAAAAATGCTTTGTTTATTGCGGCGAGCAGTGTAATTGCAGTTTGAGACAGTCAAGCAGTGGGATTGATGTAGATAGCGCATTTCAGAAATACAAGATGGAAAAGTTGGTGATAGATAGCGCAAAATCCGCATTGGCTGAAGAAGGCGTCGTTATGCCAGACTCAATCGATAGTGCAGAGAATTTTGCAGATTGGGTTCTTTCGTCCAAACACTAAAGGTTCTAATTCCGTTAAGTCACTAACGGAATGAGCCCCATTCCTATAGGAACATCTGACAGAAAAAATGTGCTTTCTGACAGAAAAAAATAAATAGCTTACAAAACAACAACTTGCGTCTGTCAGACCGGCTGACAGAAAAATAACTTTCTGACGGAAACTATGGCTTCTATAGCAGAACGACTAGAAAAACAGAATACACAACCTGGCCTTAAACGACTAAATGTCACATCCAAGGGGCCGGGAAACGAAAAGATATTAGAAAATATCAAGGCTAATATCGACAGGGATGTAAAAGTCCTACATGGCTTATTACCGATTAACAGTGAGAGATTAAATTTCGCTGCCGGTGGGCCATCTCTGAAAAAGAAATTATCCGCATTAAAGAAAAGACAAAAACGCGGAGAGAAGATATTCACAGTTAACGGAACCCAGGATTATTTAATCAAAAATGGAATCATTCCTTTTGCGACTGTTTTTGTAGATACCTCTGAAATCATTGCGGATATTTTCACCCCGGATAAAAGGGTAAAATATTACGTGGCCTCTATGTGCCATCCGAAAGTTTTCGAGAAACTTGAAGGTCACGATGTGACCATGTGGCACGCACAGCACAACATCGGCGAAAGGGACATTATAGGGGATGTTTTAATGGTCGGTGGTGGTTGTACGGTAGGGCTTAGATCAATTAATTTAGCCTTTACTTTAGGATTCAGGGATTTCCACCTGTACGGCTACGATAGCTCATTTGATGGCAAACGCCATGCATACGACCAACAGGTAGATAACAATAAAATAGATATTGTTTGTAAAGATCGGACATTTTCTACTACTTTGGACATGGCTGCACAAGCGCAGGACTTCCAGAACCTGATTTTAAACCACGGACATTTATTCAAGTTACAAACCCACGGGGATGGTTTACTCCCCTATTTACACAAGCACATTGGAGAAAACAATGCCAGCTGATACCTATGCAAGATTTTACGTCCACCCACAACTGCAACACGACGACACTTATAAAGATGTTGTCTATGTGGAAATTTTTATCAAGGGGGATAAAAACACCTCTTTTAGTCGTCCGATGAAAGAGGAAGACAAAACCATGTACCCAAACGGGTGGAACGCATTTAAAGACCAGGATTTTGAACTATCCGATGGAACACCATTACAGGCGATTCCGGGTATGAGTCCTTCGGCGATGATTGAATTGAAATCTACCGGAATTAACACGGTTGAGGATTTAGCCGAATTAAGCGATGGGGTTGTTTTGGGCCACCCTGGTATGGTGACGCTGAGAAAACGCGCTCAGGCTTATATAGCGGCTTCTGAGGTAGAGAAAGAGCCCGAAGTGGCCGATGATCCTGTGGATGTAGAACAGATGAAGAACGACCCAGATGTTATTCCCGCTAAGAAACGCGGACGGCCCAGGAAAGTCGCATGAGTTTACTGTCAATTTGTCAGGATGTTGCTTATGAGGTGGGGTTTCCGGCTCCTGCTTCAATTGTCAACAATGACACTCAAGACGCGCAACAGCTTTTAAGGTTAGCCAATCGTGAGGGTGAGAGTATTTCTCAAGCTCATCCTTGGCAGATATTAAAAGAAGAGGGAAACGTAACGTTGGTCACAAGTGACCAGGATTACTCTTTACCTGCTGACTTTCGTTACATAATCCCCATGTCTACATGGAACCGTTCTGATAAACGGATTGTGATTAATCCAATGACTTCCCAGGAATGGCAGTTTTTAAAGGGCTGGACCACTATTAACGGGTTAAATCTACGCGCTCGCATTAGAAATAATGAATTGGAATTCGAACAGACCATAACATCGGCGGAAAACGGAGAGGAAATTTATTTCGAATACATTTCTAAATACTGGGCTGAAACTTCAGGTGGTACGTCACAGCATAAATTCCAGGCTGATACCGATGTAGGGCGGATCGATGAGGAATTAATCACTCAAGGGGTGGTCTGGAGGTACAAAAAAGCCAAGGGTTTAGACTGGGAGCCTGATTTTACTGAATACATGGGTTTGTTAAGTACGACTAAAGCCCGTGATGGAGGTTCCAGGTCTTTGAATCTTGGCGGGTCTTCAATTAAATCGGTTGGCTTAAACGTGCCTGATAGAGATTATGGAAGCTAAAGTTAGAGCTGTTCCTTCTCCTACCGGGGGTTGGAATGCCAGAGACTCTCTGGACATGATGAAAGAGGACCAGGCGGTTGTCTTAGATAACTGGTTTCCTATGGAAGGGAGATGTCAGATCAGAAAAGGCTTTTCAGAACATGCTACCACTTTAGGCGGTGACGTTGAGACTTTGGCTGAATTCCACGATGGTGCGGTCAGGAAGTTTCTCGCTGCTGCAAACGGGAATATCTGGAATATCACTTCAGCAGGAGCCGGGGTTTCTTTAGGGTCTGGATATTCTAACAATCGTTGGCAAACGGCTAATTTCAACGGCCTTTTAGGGCTGGTCAATGGTGAAGACGCGCCCTTAGAATTTGACGGTTCTGCAATTTCTACTATGACCATTTCAGGGTCCTCTTTAACTGTCGCAAATCTAATCGGAATTAATGTTTTCAAGTCTAGGACTTATTTCTGGGAAGACGATTCACAAGACTTTTGGTATTCCGCTGTTAACGCTTTAGGCGGGACATTAACCAAATTCCCTCTTTCTAGAGTCTCACAGTTTGGCGGAAAGCTTGTAACGATGGGAACCTGGACAAGGGACGGCGGGGATGGTGTAGACGATCTTGCGGTCTTTTTCATGTCTTCGGGTGAAACTGTAATCTATCAGGGCTCAAACCCCGGAGACGCTTCAGACTGGGCTTTGGTTGGCATTTTCAGGATAGGCGCGCCTTTATCTATCCGGGGGGTGGTGAAGTTCGGAGCCGATTTAATCGTAATGACTAAAGACGGTTATGTTCCATTAACTTCGGTATTAAATGTCGGGCGAGGGTCGAAAGGAGCTATCTCTGACCAGATAAACGGCGCGGTATCTGAAGCGACCAGGGAATTTGGGGATAATTACGGCTGGCAGGCTATTTTATATCCACGGTCTAATATGTTGCTTTTCAATGTCCCAGTGACCACTAACACAACCTATAGACAGCATGTTTTCAATACTTTAACGGGCGCGCCTTGCCAGTTTAAAGGTATGAATGCGCGTTGTTGGGGTTTGTATAACGACAGATTGTATTTCGGCGGGAATGCAAGTGTTTATCTTGCTGATGAAGGCAATGACGATGATGGCGCAAATATCGACACTGATGCGTTACCGGCCTACAACTATTTAGGGTCAAGGGCGCAGTTAAAGCAGGTCACAGCGGTTCAAAACGTTTTAAGCACAGAATCGGATCTTCCTGTTAGTGTGAGTTTAGGAATAGATTTTTCCATCCCCGTAGCGGCATACAATCCATCAACCTATACGGCAACCGGGGCAACCTGGGATGTAGCTGACTGGGATGTAGCTGACTGGACAGGTGGCAGCAAAATCCATAAACCGTGGAATTCCATCGGCGGGATAGGCATGAACTTTTCCTCAAGGTTAAAAATTAGAGGCAAAAATGAATCTGTGAACTGGTATTCAACCAATTATATGTATAAACGAGGGGGGTTAGTCTAATGGCCTGGAGCGGCTCAGGTGCGTTTTCGCGCACAAACGGAACGAACACAGGGACGCAAGTCTGGCAGGATGATAAAAACGATGGGACGAAAATCAGGGCTGATCGACATGATACCCACGACCAGGATCTGGCTACTGGGATTAATGCCTGTCTGGCTAAGAACGGTGAAAACGCGGCTACAGCGGATCTGGATTTAGGTAATAACAAATACACCAATGCAGCAGATGGCACTTTAGCTGATGATTTATCCACAGTCGGACAGGTTCAGGCCGGTGGGTTGGTGTATGCCGCCGAGACAGGGGCGGCGGATGCTTATGCAATTGCACCAAGTCCAGCGATCAGTGCTTATGCGGCAGGCCAGACTTTTCGTTTTATTGCGGGAAATGCCAGCACAGGAGCCTCAACTTTAGCAGTTAGTGGTTTGGCGGCAAAAACCATTAAACAAAACGGCAATACTGACGATATTGGGGCGGGTGATATTGCGGCTAATGACATTGTGACCGTTGTTTATGACGGAACAGTGTTTCAAATGAAGTCATCCGTAACGATTACAGCCTTTGCCAAAACTATTTTAGACGATGCAGACGCGGCCACAGCAAGGGCTACGTTAGGTCTGGTTATTGGGACCAATGTTCAGGCTTATGACGCCAATCTTCCTACATGGCCTGCCACGGTAGATGCTACAGAAGTTGGATATTTAAACGGTGTGACTTCAGCTATCCAAACCCAGATAGATGGAATCAGTGAAGGTAAAGTCGTCCAACGTGTTGAGGCCACGCCCTATACCACGTACACCAGTACAGCGGTGACTATTCCTTATGACGACACGATTCCACAGAATACAGAAGGCGCGGAAATTTTGACGGTAGCCATTACGCCGACATCTACCTCTAACAGGCTGGTTATTCGGGCGCTTGGCTTGTTTGGCACAAGCTCTTCTGCTGCTGTGACTTTAGCATTATTTCAAGATTCAACTGCTGACGCTCTAGCGGCATCAACAGATTACTTCGCGGGTGCGATGTTTCCAATCCCGTTGGTACATGAAATGGAGGCTGGCACCACTTCAGAAACGACTTTCAAATTACGTTTTGGCCCATCTGCTGTGACAGGTTATGTCAATGGTTTGTCCGGTGGACGTGTTTATGGTGGTAAAGCCGCAGTCAGGCTTTCAGTCGAGGAGATTGCAGTATGAGACATGAAGCAATAAGAAAAGCATACCCAGAGGCGGCCACAATCGAGGGCGACAACCGGGTATTGAATGCCAGCGGTGAAGAAATTGCGATTGATGAATCACTGGTGCTAGCTCAGGTAAACGACCTTACTGAAGCCCAAATCAGGACAAGCAAGATTAAAGAGATTAAAGCTCACGCGCTCCAGTTAATTGGGGCGAAGATACCAGCGTTATCCAGCATTGAAATGCTCGACTTGATCGTTGAATTGTGGCCCATGTTAGACGTTGCAAACGCTGGGCCTAGCATGGTGTCAGTAAAAGACATTTATCTTTACGCTAAAACGAAAATCACACAAGCCCAAACAGCGGCCATTTCTGCTGTAGAGGCTTACGACCCGGCAACGGATCAAAACTGGCCCTAGGAGAAATTATGGAAACCTTAAACGAAATATTTAACACCATTCCTGTCTGGTTGACGGCAATTACCACCGTTGTGGCGGCGGCTAATGCGATTACCGTACTTACCCCTACCAGGGCAGATGATAAGGCGGTAGATTGGATTTTGCGTCTTCTGAATGTCCTTTCTATGAATATCGGCAAGAATAAAAACGCTGACGACAAGTGATAATCCAGCATTTCACCGCCGGGAGAAGTTTACCCTCAAAAATCATCATGAAGATGACCGGCAGTGATGTTTCCCATGTTGCCACACAAGTGGGCGACAGGGTTTGCGAATCGAATCACAAAGACGGTGTGATTATCTTTTCGTACAACCAGTGGAAAAGAAAATACAGGGACACATACGTTAGGTCCCGCACCTATCAAGGGTTAGATGAAAAGATCGTTTTGGAAAGAATGAGCGATTTACGAGGCAAGCCGTATGACTGGGATATTTTACTTGCCTACCCGTTTCACTTGGACCATCACGATAAAGACGCATGGGGATGCTCTGAATTAGCTGCTTATTTAATTCAGGAATTTATAAACCATGATAATTATCAACGAATCACTCCGGCTTTCCTGGATAGTCTGGGGTTTGTACACGAGAGGTCTATACTATGAAAAAGAAAGTCACAAAAAAACGTGTTGCAGTTGGTGGGCGAGGAAAGAAACGGACTAAAAAGACATGAGCGAATTAACCACATTTCTATTAATTGTGTTGCCTCTAGCGGCGATTATTCAGCCAAACGCGCAAAGGTTGTTTGCAGCGGTTATATTCGTTGGCATTACGTTGCTACATGAGGTCTTTCTTTCACACACTACGGGTCTGATGTATTACGGGTCTGCGGCCATGTTTGCGCTGGCGGTTATCATATTAACCAGTGGTATCAGGCCAGTCCCAAAGCTGGTGATGCGAATACACATGATTTGTGTCACGGCAATAGGGCTGAATTTTATAGGCTTTATTCTCTGGTTTAATTATATAGACCCTGCTTTGTATAATTTCTCTTTTGTCCTGCTGTATCTATGGGCACTTGTCACACTAATAAGAAAGGACAAAACAGATGTGGGAAGTTTTTCACTGGATAGCTGGCGTACTTGCTTTCATTACAATAATCTTCCAGGCATGGGTTATCATCGCCAGGACCAGAAATGAACATCGGCGAAATCATAAGACAGTTTACCGCGATCTTCCAGACGACAATACAAAGTCCAAAGGTCGGGGCCGGTACAGCGATAACAACCACAGGGACGGGGATAGGAACGATATTTGACTACATCCCCGACGATATAGGAAAACTGGCTACCTTAATCGGGATAGTCTTGTCGTTAGTATTAATACGCATTCATTTGGTAAAACTGGAAATCGCCAAATTAGAGCGGGATAAACTGAAGGACGAAGAATAGGCAATGAAAAAAGAAACCCTTAGACAGAAGCAAAGTCGGTTTGCCCACATGGTCGCTCTGTTAATTCTTCACGCCGAACAGATGGGATATGAGTTGACTTTCGGGGATGCCTACAGGGATAAAAGATGTAATTACGGGATCAAGAATTCCCTGCACAAACAAAGGCTGGCTGTCGATTTTAACTTGTTTAAAAATGGTAGGTATCTCAGATCGACAGAAGCCCACAGGCCCTTGGGGGAATACTGGGAGTCAATCGGGGGAACTTGGGGCGGAAGATTCGGCGATGGAAATCATTATTCTCTAGAACATAACGGGGTTAAATAAGATCAAAATAGATAGAATCTCTGTGTATAACTGATTTTATTCCCCATTCGTTTAGTTTATCTTCTGTAATATCCCCAGAAATCAAATCGCCTTTGAATTCATTATTATGAATCATATATGTAAAAATTCTGAATAGGTTGTCCTTATATTTATCGCGGTCACGTATAATATTAGCTATTTCTACGACATCACCAGCAGTCATGTTTTGAGCATCCTCTACGCCCATTCTTTCTAGCATATTCCTAGCTTCTTGTTCTGGTGTCATTATCCACTCCTTTTATTCCAAACCTCAATAGCTGCGTCCCGGTCATCCCGCAAAAAAGGCAGGGCTTTAATTCTTCCATTATTCCTCCAATGCAGCCTTGGCTTTTAATACGACTTTAGCTTGTGATCCACTAACCAGAAAAGAACTCAATAGCTCTTCCAAAGCCTCGCGCAGTCTGGCGTTTTCTTGTTTAAAATCTTCAATAGCGCCCTCTGCATACTCAAGTGCTTTTCCAGGATTGCATGCCTCGCAGCCATCACCCACAGTTCTTTGCGCGAAGGTACATTCACATTCTTTCATTATTCCTCCATTGTTCCACGTGGAACATTTAACAGTTCATAATCCCGCCGAACAATTGTGTAGGAAGGAAATCCAATTCTTTAACATCCCCCTGGTGGGGTATTCAGGAAACCCCATCACATGAGTTCCATCATGGACAATCACTCCTTCTGATTCATATTTACTTTCTTGCCAATCGAGCCAGCTCTGTATAATTCTTATAATAGTGTCCGATTTAATATCGTTCACAGGTGCTACATTAGCTAGGATAGTCTCATTATCCTGAAGCCAATCTTCAAACTGAAACCAGCCTAATGAGCCAACTCCAAGTTCTTTGACTGCTTGAACCTGCGCCTGATCCATCAACCACTTTTCTCTATCTGTTAATTTCATAGTTCCCATATCAATAATACCTTCCTGTCAATATGTCATGCAGAGTCACGCTAAATCTATGATTTCCCCTTGGCATGTTTTTCGCCCCTGTTCGTTTCTAAGTCTCAGAATCAATAGTAAATATCGGATTTTCCGTTTAAACGAGTTCCGTATAAGAAACTGTTAGCGAGATACAGCAGTTACGGTCGCGCCGCATCGGCTGCATTTGTCGCCAATTTCAAACTTTTCCTCTTCCCTGCGAAAAACAAAATCACAAAATGGACATTCCGCATCCCCGTAATTGTCTCCGCACTCCCGGTTCTTGCGTGAGTTACAAGACATCACCGGCCAATCCCCTTTCCCCAAGTATTTTCGTAGTGTTGCCATAAGTCCTCGCTAACAAGAAAATCAAGGCTGACCCTCGCTTCGCTCGGCCAGCTTATTTAGGCGTTAAAACCTCGCCCATTCTCCACTCTGCAACCAGGCAAGGGTTACTATTGATAGTATAAATAGGGTGGTCATTCCTCTACCTCCTCCGGCCCTTCTGCCCTGGTGGTAACGTCCATTAACATAACCCTGCGTTTTCTCGCCCTGCCATATTCAAACGCTTCGCGGATCAGCTCAGGCTCTATATTAAGATCATGGGCAAGGTCTGAGGCTAAATCAGAGATAGTCGCGCAGACTGTTTCTGTTATGTGTGTCATACGGCCCTCGTGTTTATAATGACTCGTATAGCATTACCAATAACAGCATCATGATTGTCATCATCATCCATAAAAGCAACAGCTTCAGCACAGGCATGGCGTGTGTCTCTGTCTTGATCCTTTAATAGTCTGATTAATGCGCGTTCTTGCGCGTTGTTAAATTCATCTACATACAACCTCAAAAAATCATTAACTTTATCTTCTACTGTTCTCACCATCCCACCTCCCTATCATCATAAAATATCGGATCAGCCTCGCGTTCTTCCCTCGCAAGCCTGCGTTCTTCGTCTTTCCTCCTACGCTCTACCTTGTCCATGTCTATCGAATAGCGAGTGTTACAGGCTTTTATATCGGCTTCTATTTTGTATCGCTTGAATAATGGGTCAACCATTTATCTGTCCTCAGAACGGAATGTCGTCGTCAAAGCCTTCATTGTTTGGGGCAGCTTGCGGGGAGGACTGGCTGCCGTCAGCCCCTTGATGGGTAGCGGTATCGCTACTCGTTGACGCCCCGCCTCGTCCATCAAGCATCTGCATCTGATCTGCAATAATCTCTGTTGTGTATCTATCATTGCCGTTCTGGTCTTGCCATTTGCGCGTTTGCAGCTTGCCTTCAATGTAAACCTTTGAGCCTTTCTTTAAATACTCGCCTATGATTTCCGCCAGCTTTCGGAAAGCGACAACCCTGTGCCATTCCGTCTTTTCCTGATTCTCCCCAGTGTTCTTATCTTTCCAGGCTTCACTCGTAGCTACTGTGATATTGGCTACCGCGTTACCGTTTTGCATGTATTTAACTTCAGGGTCTTGGCCCATGTTGCCAATGATGATTACACGATTAACTCCACGTTGTGCCATTAGATATATCTCCCGCGATTCATTTCTTTCTCCTATTGTTTAACTGTACGTTACACGGGACTTTCAGCCCGTGAACTTGGTGTTATGCGCCTAAAGCCACGCCATCGCGTCAACCACGTTTTGTCCTTCAGTAGTAAGTCGTGCGCGTCCGCCAGCCTCCAGCTTCTGAAATTCTGCCAATTCTTCCGGGATGTTTTGCGACAGGTGCGGATACAGTGTTTCGCTCACTGTTGCCCAACCCTCTTCATCACTGTCTCGAGCTATGAGCTTAAGTATATGTTTGTGTTGCATGTCCAGCTTCTCCATTTTCAATCTCCGGTGTCTGCGCATAACAAGCAATTCAACCCGCTACGCTTGGACGGTCGCTTCGCTCCCGCCAGTTAATAAATATCGTTATCCAGTTTCCCTAAGCGTCTGCAATATCGCTTTTACTTTGGTCTTCTGCTCAGAATCAAGTGCCTGCCATACTGCGTCATGCTCTGGGGTGTCAGTAAGTTCCTCGCCCATTTGACGGATTGCTAGTGCGTCCTCGTTTTCAATAGCTACGATAAAGTCTGCAACATAGCCCTGGACCTGCTTTTTATTCACCCGTTTCTTCGGAGCAACCTGTTTAACCGCTTCATTACCGTCATCGTCTTCTTGAGCTATACCGCAAATTGCGGCAAGCGCATATCGACGGGCATAAGTAACAGCAGACCCAACCGCCTGCGGGTCACCTTTTACTGGCGGTAAAGACATAATGCTAGAAATGTATTCTCCTGATTCATGGGTAATGACTGTTTCAACAGAAACCAAACCATCTTGATAACCAGGTAACTGAAGAATAGATAGTCCATGACTTGCCAAAACAGGCTTAGACACATTGATAACTTCGGACAGGTCAGCATATTTAGATTTGAAGAATGGATTGCTTGAATTCTTTTTTGGGTTTGCCATTTCCGCTTGCGCCTTAGCTAAGGCAGAAGATAGCTCTTTGATAGACTCAGACATATTCATTTCCACGAAACTCCTCTTACAATACGATTTATACACATTGGGGATACAGAAAATTCATCAGCAAGACTTTTTTGCTTCGCGCCAAATGAATGCCTCTCTCTTATAGAGTTAACTTGAGAAGCGGTTAATTTTGCGTTTGTCGCTTTCCTGACTCCGTAAATACTTTTATCCGCCTCATTATCCTTCTGCGTCCCATACGCAAGGTTGTCTATGCGGTTGTTTGTGCAATCACCGTCTAAATGACGTATGACATTATTATCAGGCCTTGGGCCAAGGAAGTTTTCAGCTACAACTGTATGCACATATGTAGTTTTCCTATTCCCATAGTTATCAACTAACTTAAACGCCTTGTAACCGAAGCCGGAAACTGACGGCTTTAGCGCTCGCGGCCTTTCGCCAAAAAAAGAAATAACATCGCCCTTATCGCTTACCGCGTACCGGCAGGCGGTGGGTATTATTTGAAATACCCTGCCTGGAAAATTCTTAGCAATCCATGATTCAACGCCGACCTTCATGTCAACTCCTGTAGTCTGATAATCATTGCGGCGAATTGCTCTTTATCACTACCAGATAATTCCAGGTAGTGTGAATACCTCAATACATTGGTTAGTGCTTCTCGTGCGTCTGCGGCGTACCTCTCAGGCTCATATCCTGCCTGGCAATCAAAGTGTTCTTCGATGTTCCTGACGCAAGTGGTAGGTTTGTAATTGAACATATCAACCCCTTAAGCTAAATACATAATTAATCAATCCATAGAGGGCAAACAGGGAGACAAACAAAGTCATGCGGCGCTCTGTTTTTCTGGCTTCCTGTTCCTCGGTTTCCTGTCTTATGCTTTTTGAATAATCCTTCGTCATGATTCTTTCCTTTATCTCTTTGTCTAATTCCTGGCGGTATTTGGTGTATGGGTCCATTTATTTACCTCTTGTTACTGATAAGGCCGATGGCTCGTCCAGCTAGCGAGTACCCCTAGGATTACTCATTCGCCTCAAATTGTGTCCTGCCTCAGCTCGGCCCTACACTGGCTCTATTTTTCTACGCTGAGCAAGCGATTTACTGATAAGGGTGCTGGCCGGATGCAAGGTCCGACCAGACGAAAGCCCGCTCGTACAAGGCTCTCCACCCTTATCACTAATAATCTTTAGTAAGGACGCTGGCAGGGCGCTAATCCTGCTCGGTTGTGGCCTTGCCCCCATAGCTACCACTACCAGTTAGCCTCTACGGTTTCCGCGTGTCTCTACTATCTACAGGGTCTAGCCCTTTCAACAGCTTCAGCTTTCACGCCGCAACGCCCTTACTAAAAAATGCCGGGTTCACAGGAGAGCGATCCCCCGGCTAACACTTTGGAACTACCCTTTACCAACCGTATCTTTTAACCATTTCTATCTCCCGCTGTGTGAGTTTTTAAAGTTACACTCAATTTCATCAGCGCAAGCAATCAAAGCCTTTCCTAATTGACGGGCAAACTCAGGTGACATTACAATTTCATTGTCTCCCCAGTATTCCTGATTTTCCTTTCCGACTGACATCAAGCCTACTGCGCTAGGCGACTCAGGCCAAGGTTGTACAGTCAAATACTTACCGCCATCGTCATATACTTGGCGTATAACTTTAGTTGCTATCTCCATTCCTTAATCCTCTATTAACTCCCGCTCACAGGGACGCTGTGCGCCCTGTAGCTATCTGTTATGCAAAATCCGCCCGGCCATCTCTAACTGCGTCTTCCAGATAACCCATGATCCCATTAAAAGCGATCTGACCTAATAGCTCATAGTCAGACTGCTTGATGGCTAGTTTGATTTTAAGCTGGCCTTCCTCGGTCAACAGAGATTCGGTCAAGGCATCTTCCAGCCAGCCTTTTTTATCCAACAAACCTAATGCTTTCTGGTGTATAAGGTATTCTTCAGTTTCTTCCAGGAATCTCTGTTGGTCTCTGGGTGATGACTTTTTAGGATTGACCACTTGGGCCAAAACGTCTTTTATCTTTAATTCGGTGTTAATGTCCACTTATCATTCCTTGCCGCCCGTAGGCGGCTGTTGTTGGTGGTGTTCTCACAATACGTCTTCTGCATCACGCAGATAAGCTCCACCTGTATATCCGTTTTTGTAACGTCTTGCGTGAACTTCAGCTTGTAATTTACTTCCGTATTGAATAGGTCCACCTTGCGGCATAGTTAAAATTTTCCCATCTACAACCGGGATATAATTTTCATTATGTTTCATTGATTCCATCTGTCTGCCCTCTTGGTTAGCTTGAGTAAAACAATAGCAACACAGGATAAATCCGTCAAGCATTTTTAACGAAAAAGTTAAGATATATTTATTTGAAATTCAAGATTGCTTTACGTCGATGAGTGGGCTATTATCTGAGGCATGAAAAAAATAGACGCAATTAATTTCTTTGGAAGTCAGGCAAAACTTGCTGACGCTTTACAAATCACAAGACAGGCCGTGAATCTCTGGCCTGACGAAGTCCCTTTGGGTAGGGCATACCAGCTACAGGTATTAACAAGGGGTAAGCTAAAGGCGCGAAGTAAGGCGGTTTAAAAAAAGAAACCCGCGTCAACGCCTGGTATGGCTCAGCGGGTAGAACAAGATTCAGGAGGAATTATATCAATGAAACATATTTTTTGTCGATTGTTTTTATCAATTTGTCCATGTTTTGATAAAAAATGCAGTCAAATTGTTGATGCACAACAGATCGAAATTGAGAGCCTGAAAAAACAACTAGAAAGGCTTTCCAATCATGGATGATCTCAAATACCAACTCATTACCATAGAAGAATCCGGCAAGCGGATAGACTCAATTTTGCGGCTGGCTTTGGCTGTTGCCGAGCGCGAAGGCGTAGAAGGATTGCGGACATTTGTCAGGGATATTGTTGCCACGAAACCCGAATTAAAAGTAATAAAAGGCGGTAAAAATGAAGTCTAAAAAACTGTCTATGTTTCCATTAATGATCGACAAATGGATTGCTGGAACCAGGCACATGACCTATGAAGAAAAAGGCATGTATTTGGACATGTTGTTGTATATGTTCACGGAAAGAAAACCTATAAAAGATGGCCGTCACGCTGCAAACATCCTCCATTTGACGGGGCATTCGGCGTCCAAATGCCTATCCATTCTACAGGACAAATGCCATGCCAATCAGTCAGGGTATTTTCATCCATTTGTAAACCGTTTATTAAACAATGACGGCAAAATCAAAGGCTTAGGCAGTGTCGCAGATAGCGCTGCTATCACGGGCGCAGAAGGGGGCGAAGTCCCGTCTAAGGATAAGGATAAGGAATATACAGATACTACGTATCTGGCGGACAAGCCGCCGAATGAGTTTGATATTTGGAAAATTTGGAGGGAATTTTTACAGGCAAAATCCGTCCCTCAATCCCAAGCCGGAATACTTGCAAAAGTTATAAATCAACACGGCGAAGAAAAAGCAAAACAGGGCGTATTGGAAACCATTGCCAAAAATCCGGCAGACCCAATTTCATACATCGGCGGGATTATGAAACCAAAACGCCGGACGGTGGTTGTATGAAAACTTTTGCCGATTACCGGATAGAGGTTTCTTCATCTCAGGCGGGGGAGGTTTATACAACCTGCCCGGAATGTTCGCCGCAGAGGAAGAAAAGAAAAGCCAAGTGTTTGTCTGTCAACACTGACAAGGGCGTCTGGATTTGTCATCATTGCGGCTGGAAGGGGTCGCTAAACGAGGGGGCAGACCGTGACAGGGTTATTCACTGGGCAAAACCGAAATACCGCAAGCCGGTGCCAAAACCGCAATCCGACCTACCTGAACCCGCCCTGAAGTGGTTACACGACCGGGGAATCACTGACGAGACAATCATCCGAAACAAAATCGGCTATGGCCAGGTTTACATGCCCCAGGTGGAAGATTTCACAAATGCAATCAGCTTCCCGTATTACCGCGAAGGGGAATTGATCAATGTCAAATACCGGGATGGAAAAAAGCATTTTCGCATGGAGGCAGGGGCTGAGCGTGTTTTATACGGCCTTGATGATATTGGTGAATCGGTGATTTTTGTTGAGGGGGAGATCGACAAGCTCAGCATCGAAGTGGCTGGGATCAAGTCTTGTGTTTCCGTCCCAGATGGTGCGCCAACACCAGACACGAAAGACTACAGCAGCAAGTTTGATTTTCTCGAATCAGCAAGGGAAAAGCTGGAAGGCGTTTGCCAATTTGTGATTGCGGTGGATAACGACGAGCCGGGAATCAGGCTGGAGGAAGAACTCACCAGGAGACTAGGCAAGGAAAAGTGCTTGCGGGTTCGCTGGCCGGATGGGTGTAAAGACGCAAACGAGGTTTTGACTAAACACGGCGCAGAAACGCTTAAGGAATGTATTTCACTGGCCGAGCCTTATCCGATAAACGGCGTTTTCAATTCGACTTCAGTCATTGACAAGATTATCCACCTTTACGAGAACGGCTGGGAGAAAGGTGTATCAACCGGATGGAGTTCGTTGAACGAGTATTACAGCGTCCGGCCTGGTGAATTTACCGTAATAACGGGGATGCCAAACAGCGGGAAGTCAAACTGGCTGGATTGTCTCACGGTGAACATTGCAAAAGAGCAGGGCTGGAACTTTGCTATTTTCTCACCAGAAAACCAGCCTGTTGAAGATCACATGGCCCGGATGATGGAGAAATGGGCCGGGGTGCCTTTTGGTAAAGGCCCAACTCCACGAATGGAGCCAAAGCTAAGAGATGAAGCGGCTGCGTGGTTAGCTAATCACTACGAATGGATTTTGCCTGATGATGATCACGACTGGACGCTGGAATATGTTTTGGATATTGCGAAACAGCTCGTCTACCGCAAGGGCATAAGGGGGTTAGTGATTGATCCTTGGAACGAGTTAGAGCATTTACGGCCGGACAATTTATCAGAAACAGAATATATCAGCCGGGCCTTAAAACGGATTCGCCAGTTCGGTAGGCACCACAATATCCATGTCTGGATTGTGGCTCACCCCGCAAAACTATATCGGGACAAAGACAAGAACTATCCGGTTCCCACGTTGTATGATATTTCCGGCTCTGCTCACTGGAGAAACAAAGCAGATAATGGTGTTGTTGTTTATCGGGACTTCACTGAGGGCAGCGCACAAGTAGAGATTTATGTGCAGAAAATCCGCTTCAGGCAAATCGGGAAAATTGGAATGGATGTATTAACCTACTCACACGCAACGGCAACTTATAACGAGCTAACGCCACATGCGAAATCACTTTATGAGAATGGATTGAGATGAACCCAGAACAAGCAATAGAACACATCAAAGCAAACTTTCAGCAGAGTGATTCTGTACTGGCAGTGGCAACGGGATATAGCAGGGCGAACGTTTACAGAATGCGGGTAAAGGTAAGGGACGAGGTAGAGCGCAAGCGGTTAGCGCCGTTGCATCGCCTGGCTATCGGGTTACAGGCATAAGGAGGAAGTATGGGAACAGAATTGCAAACACTGAATGAGCGCATAGCTGAACGGATAGGGAAAGACCTTGTTGAGCTGATACCGCAAGACCAATGGCAAGCCCTGGTTGATACAGAGGTAGCAAAGTTCAAGCGGGAAACCGCACCAAATATTATTCGGGAACTAATGCAAGAGGCTTACATGAACAAAGCAAAAGCCACAATCGATAAACTCACGACCTCAACAGGTTGGGACTCAGTCACACAAGAGCAAATCAATGAAGAACTAGAGCAGTTCATTGGTAAGTCTGCGGGAGCTATATTCGCGGGGATGCTATCGCCTTCAATGCAAATGGTGCTGCAAGACCTGCGCGGCAGACTCGGATATTGAGGTCAAGGCATGAAAATCCGCAGCCCTGAAGCCAGAAAGCTACTAGCAGAAGACCTACAGGAAAACGCACCTGATATGCTCAGCACGCTAAAAGGTTTTGGCGGTGTATTCGGGCCATTTAAGGAAATAGGCTTTCAGTACACAGACGAAGGCAAGCAAAGGAACATAGAGGGAAAAATGGAGCGCATGAGAAAGGCGAAAGCGGTTAAGCATTTGAACGAGATTAAGGAGACATTGGGGTGATTGACGAAAAACGCGCAGAGCAGGCAATACACAACCTAGCGTCCACAGATGAGCCTTACGCGGCCGCAAAAGCCCAGGTAAAGGGGTTAGAGCACCGACTCAAGATAATCAAGGCACAGGCGTTCCTAGAGGCTCAGGGAACCGTTGCAGAGAGGGAGGCTAGGGCGCAAACAGACCGAGCCTTCGTGAAAATGGTTGACGAGTATCAAAACGCGGTGCTGGAAATGGAAACTTTAGGGGCAAAAAGAAAGCGCGAGGAATTGATTTTAGAGTTCTGGCGATCAGTAAATGCAAATAGAAGGGTGGGTGGGTAACAGATAGCTAGTAGGCGCATAGCGTCCTACTTAGCGGGAGTTGATAGAGGAGATAAAAATGAGCATAGCAGCATTCACAATGACAATGGATAGAATTAAGGTGGCGGAGCCAGGAAGGGATATTGCTGTATTTGATATAGGCAGTAAACACAGTTTTGACAGTTACTTTACTGATGTAGCACCGCCAGAGACTAGCGAGAGAAGGTTAATCGGTCATTTCAATAATGAGATGAATGTCCGTGAAGTCAGATCCCGCCTGGGAGCTGCTTTATTGAGAAATGCGGATGCCGCATAGCGGGAGTTATAGATATGAAGAAGGTTTACGCGCCATTCAATCGTAGTCAGGTAGAGAAGATCAACTCAAGGCAGGCGGATGAGACTTTGCATCCGTACACATGCGGCGGATGTGTGCCTTCAAAAGTTCTTCATGCGAATGAGTCTGGGTTGTTCTGTGCTTTTTGTAATTATCAACAAGATTGGGTGCTAGACGGTGACGCATGAAGACAAAAGCTAAACCAGCAGACCAAGCATTTTCAAAATGCGTCAGAGAAAGGGCAGGGTGGAAGTGTGAGAAATGCGATAAGCAACATGAAGAAAATTCTATGGGACTTCACTGTAGCCATATCTTCTCAAGACGTTTCAGGACAATCCGGTGGGCTGGCGATAATGCGCAAGCGCTCTGCTACGGGTGTCATAGCTGGTACGGGGGTAATCCTGCTGATTCAGGGAAGTGGATAGAGGATTTATTGGGAGAGGGGCATATAGAGCTTCTGAGGGAGAAAAGAGATTCAATGGTAAAAGTGTCAAAGCTGGAAGAAAAAGAAATTGCGGCCTGGTATAGGAAGCAACTAAAAATCATGAAGGAGAAAAGGGCAAATGGGGAAACCGGACGTTTGGAATTCGAAAGCTACCAATGATCTGACCTGCCTATCCTGTCAACACAACAGGAGAGACAAGAAATGCGCGTTGGGTTATGGGGATAACTGGCCTTATCCGTGTGTCAGGTTCGTGTATTTACCAGGCAGCGGAGAATATGAAGATTTGGAAGATTAACGCCAAGGTAAGCGGTTGAGCGTAGCGAAGCCCGAGCCAGAGGCGGCTTAACCTACTTGTTATATTTCGATTATGAATAAAGACGACTACATAAAGAAACTTGAAAAAAGGATACATAACCAGAGGGTAGCACTGCGCGAAAACTGGGAGATTGTAGAAATGCGGAAAAAGGAAGAAGCCGCGCCTATTTATAGGTCGAAACGACCGATTAAAAATAAGTGGTTTGATTATGTGATGAAACAGAGTAAAGAAATTCGCCGCCTTAAAGTCAAGTGCGGAGAAATATAACGGAGAAATTTAAGGGGTCGGAGCGGATCGACGATCTCGCTTGAAATTATTGTTATATTTACCCTTGACGTGGTACGCAATGAGTACTATATTATTAGTCAAGGGGAGGCAATGAAGCCAAGCCAAAACAAGGAGAAACAACATGAATACAGTAACCATTTGGGAATACAGCAGCAGCACTCAGGACTGGACAGTTGAGTATGCACCTGGACAAGAAGTTGAGACAGAAATGACTATTGACCAGATCAAAGAGCAGTACCCAGAAAGCAAAAACGGCAAATACCTGATCGAATGTAGCGAAAATTCATACACAACCGATAGCGATCCAGTTGGCCTGCTGGGATGAACTGGGATGACTTAAACGAGGCCCGGCAAAAGCTAAGCCTGACAGAGGCGCAGATGGCCAGACTTTTAAAGGTCGGGCTTAGTACATACAAGGGCTGGGGGACTCGCGGAAAAGTCCCTGATTACATTGTGGCCAGCGTAGAGGCTCATCTGCTTTTAAGTAAACGAGCTCTCGCGCAACTCATGGCTGCGAGGGAAATATAACGGACGAGCGCACCCGCCGAGGTACGAGGTCGGTGAGACGCGCATTGTTAACCGTCATTTAGGAAAGACTATGAGTTTAGTGATTGCAAGTTACGGTGGCGGCACCAACAGCACAGCAATGCTGATCGAGTGCGCCAAGCGAAACATACAGGTTGACCTGATTCTGTTCGCGGACACGGGCGGGGAGAAGCCCCATACCCTTGAGTATGTGAAGCGGTTTTCTCAGTGGCTGGTTGAGCATGACATGCCTGAGATCGTCACGGTTAAGAAGGTGAGGCGAAATGGCGAGGTTCTGACGCTTGAGCAAAATTGTAGAGAGCAAAACATGCTTCCGAGTATCGCTTACGGCTTCAAGTCATGCAGCCAGAAATACAAGATCCAGCCCCAAGACAAGTATGTAAACAACTGGCAACCCGCAAAGGATGAATGGGCAGCAGGCCGGAAGATAACAAAACTGATCGGATATGACGCTGATGAGGATCACCGCGCCAAGATTCCCGAGGACAAGAAGTACCAATATGAGTACCCACTTGTTGAGTGGGACATGGGCCGGGAAGAGTGCCTGGACACCATAGACGAAGTGGGACTCTGCCCCCCAGGTAAGAGCGCCTGCTACTTCTGCCCCAGTAGCAAGCCGAGCGAGATCCGTCAACTGGCACACACTCACCCGGAACTGATTGAACGCGCACTGGCGATGGAAGCAAACGCGGAATTGACCAGCGTGAAAGGGTTGGGCAGGAACTTTGCCTGGCGCGATCTGCTGGCAAATGGCGAGATGTTTGACGATGAGTACAGCCACACCCCCGAGTTGGTATGCGGCTGCTATGACGGTTAACAGCCAAGATACAGGGCCGACAGGTCCCTGTAATCGACCTGTTAAGGAGGAAAAATGATAGAGTTACGATGGACCACAAGAAAGAAAATGAAAATTCTGGATATTTACCAAGATCCGGAATATGAGAAAGAGCGGGTATTGCAGTTTCGTTTTTACAATGAAAAGGATCAAGACGGTTTTTTTCGTCGTGGCTGGGGTCCGTGGCGTGATGTACCAGAGCATTTCGAGGGGAAATGATTATGAATACAGAGCAATTTTGTTACTGGCTGCAAGGGTATGCGGAACTGAATCCAGATAATCCGCCTACACCAGAGCAATGGAAAATGATTCAGGAGCATTTGCGGTTGGTGTTTACGAAAGTAACGCCGCCATTAATGCCGAGTTATCCATGTCCTGATACAAGACCTGATTTTCATTTGCCCGAGATTACTTGTAGCACTCATGTCCATGATAATCCAGACATAAAGGCTTATTGCTGAATGAAATACGGCATAGAACACCTCCCAGAACTGGGAATGTGGGTAGCCCGTCACGGCAAGCGGGAGTGTTACACGTTTTCCAGGAAGCAGGCGAGGTTGGTTTTAAAGGCAATGGCGAGGGTCAAAGGGCAAAAACAGCGTACGCATTTTTATGTGGAGGCGAGGAATGATTAGATATATTTACTGTAAGTTATCTGGCAACGAATATTTTAAGTCCAGTGGTTTAGGTATGCTAGATGCAGTAATTGATTTTAGTGTTTTTATTTCTATAGGTCTTTTGATTGCTTGGGTGATGGGATGATAAATGTCGGTTTAGCATTAATCTGGTTACTGTTTGCTGCGTACCACAGTTTTTCAGGAGACAAGAGCATAAAAAGCCAGATTTGGATTGCTATAGGTGCTATTAACTCGACTATTTGGGCGGCTACGATATGAAGCGCAGAGACTTTCTAAAAGCCATATTAGCGACTGGTATGGCTCCGGCTATTGTAAAAGCTGAAAATATTATGCGGATATATGTACCGCCTGAGAAAAAGATAATCATGCCAAGCGCATTATTAACGCCTGAAGAAATCACTAAAGAAGCGTCAATGATTTTGCAAGGAAGTATAGGGATCAGCCCTTTATGGGTAAGAGATGCGAAAGGCGGGTTTATTATATGAAACGCGACTCCGGTGGATTGGGTTATAAAGCCTCTTTTCGGCATAGCGAGGGTGAAAGGTTGAGCGATTACGACAATTTTATTGTGTCTCTTCTTGGCCAGCATTTAGCAATCGAACACTGGGTAAATGAATCGCCTGATGAATTTGCGGAATATATATCCAGACTTCGGGAGGCTGAGAGTGAAGCGAGACATTGAGAAAGATCTGGCTGACTGGTTTGAAATCACAGAAAAGAACAAATCCGGGGGGTTGGGGTACAAAGCTTCGTGTGATTGGCGGGAGCCGGTAGGGACTGGGGTAAAGTCTAATCCTACCCCCACCTGTCACATGCCAGCTAGTCTTGGTGTGATAAATGAAGCTATGAACAAATTGAGGAAAAATAAATATCCAGTTTTTAGGGCTTATGAATTAAGGCATTTCGAAAACGAACCGGATAATGTCAGGGCTTTAATTATGAAAGTGTCATTGACGACATACTGGGAGTTAATTCGCGATGGAAAGAATTATTTGGAAGGTGCTTATGATATGAGCGAATATTTCCGCTTTTCCTCAAGGAAGGCGGATGTCTGATGGAAATACAGGACGCGCTCAATATTATTTTACTGCAACCGAAAAAAGTCAGAAAAAATAATCACAGTAGAAAGGCAAAAAAGCCAGAGCATGTTCGACGACAAAATCGGGAAAAGCGCAGAAAGGCAGAGCAGCGTTATAAAAAAGAGCAAATTGAGGCAGCGCAAATACAAAAGCAGTTATCTTTGTACAAAATACAGGAAGAACTAAAAAAACACGAAAAATTGCGCCGTTTGACACAAACAGACAGTTTCGCTATTGAATACAAGAAAACCATGAAAGAATATTGGCAAAGCCAATGGTGGGAGCCAATCGAAACAAATAGTGGTTACATGATGCCTGTAGCCATAATTGCTGTGAAGAGGTATTTAGAAAGGCGGAAAAAGCTCAAAGAGTATTCGAGTATTTGCCAGTATCATTCAGCAAAACGCCAAGCTCGGTTAAGGGATGCTACCCCTCTGTGGGTGGATTTTGATGTTATCGGTAGAATATATGCAGAAAGAGATCGCTTAAATAAGCAAAACCTACCGGACGGCCCGTTTCATGTGGATCATGTGATTCCACTGCAAGGTAGGCAAGTTTGCGGATTGCATGTGCCGGAAAATCTAGAGATAATTCCAGCTAGTTTAAATTTTCGTAAAGGCAACAGGTTCACCCCTTGACAACCCAAAAAGGCCGTCTACAATTGTCTTATGAGGTGTAATTGCCTCTAGCATATCCACAGTATGTTCCTCCAAGCCCCAACGAGAAATCTGCGGGGCTTTCTAATGCGTGAGATATAAGTAAAATCAATAACTTAGTTAAGTAAGAATTATGGCTAGACCAAAAGGCGCAAAAGACATAGCACCAATGATCCGTAGTGGATTCATTATGGCTGTAAAACAGCTAGAGAATGGCGGAAAACCATTATCCACTATTATCAAGCAGCAACTAGAAGAAAAGCCCCTTGAAACGCTTAAGGCCATGTCTTCATTTGTGCCTAAAGAATCTACTGTCAATGTGAATAACCGCACTGTCAAATCAGTCAGCGAGTTAACCGATGCAGAACTTGAACAGCTTAAATCCCTCGCAATTACTCTCATTGGTGGAAACGGAGACGCAG